TACTGGCGAAGATGTGGTTTTGACCCCCGATTTGGATCAGGTTTCTGCTTTGTCGGCTGAGAGGGATGCGCAATGGGCCCGTGTTGCTGGTGCAGATTTCCTGACAGAGGCAGAGAAGCGCAAGTTGTTGGGTCTACCGGTGTTGTCTGAGGAGGCGGTGGATGGATGATGATAAGTTTTTTGAACGTTTTGCCTGTGCGCCCGGGCTGCGACTGGAAGCCCATGAGCGGTTGACGTCGGTTCATTTCGACAATCTTTCGTCGCGACTGGCGCGGCTTGAGGAGGCGGTTGAACGTCTCGAAAGACGTCTTTGGTTGACGGTTTACGGCATTGTGGCCGTGATCCTCGCCACGGGTTTTCAATCTATTATGTCGGCCATCCCACAGTAAGGGCGGCCCGTATCACAAGGAGAGTATCCATGCAGGTTCAGTCTGGTTTGGAGACGAAATTCGCACGTTTTGGCGACGGTATCGAGGTACAGGATGGCCACGTGATTGAGGGCTATGCGAGCCTTTTTGGGGCTTTTGATCAGGGTGGCGATGTAGTGAGCAAGGGGGCTTATGCCGCCTCGCTCAAGGCCATCGGCGCTGAGGGACGCCGCATAAAGATGCTTTGGCAGCATGACCCGGCCTGTCCGATCGGGGTATGGGACGAGGTGCGCGAAGACGCAAAGGGCCTGTGGGTCAGGGGCAGATTGCTGCCCGAGGTTGCCAAGGGCCGCGAGGCGGTCGAGTTGATTGCAGCAGGAGCCATTGATGGGCTGTCCATCGGGTACCGTACTGTTAAGGCTGCAAAGAATGGCAAGGGCCAGAGGCTCTTGACAGAACTGGAACTTTGGGAGGTGTCATTGGTCACATTCCCGATGCTTCCCAGTGCGCGGGTGATGGCCAAATCCGACGAAGTGACGACGGACGAGGTATCCCTTCTGCGCGAAATGGCGGCGGCCTTTCGGGGTGCGCGCGCAAGTCTGGCGCAGCGCTGACGCGCTCGCCTTAAGTTACACAATCAAGGACATGCTGATGAGCAAGAGCGAGAGCAAGGCTCGGGCCGGGGAACGTTTGTCCCCCGCCCAGGATGTCGCGGAGGCCATGCAGGGTTTCGTGACAGAATTTAAGGGCTTTCAAGATCAACTTCAAACCAAACTTCAACAAACAGAAGAGCGACTGACCATGCTGGATCGAAAACATATGACTGCTGCGCGCACCCCTTTGGCTGGTGCTGTTGACCAAGGTGCCCCGCATCAAAAGGCGTTCAATGCCTATCTGCGGTCGGGCGAAGATGATGGACTGCGGGGCCTTGAAGTCGAGGCTAAATCGTTGTCCACGTCGGTAAACTCTGATGGTGGGTATCTGGTGGACCCACAGACATCAGAAACGATCAAGTCTGTTTTGCATGGGTCAGCTTCGATCCGTTCGATCGCAAATGTCGTGAATGTGGAGTCGACAGCATATGATGTGCTGATTGATACAACGGAAGCTGGGGCCGGCTGGGCGGATGAAACCTCTTCGACGGGGGAAACCGGTACGCCAAGTGTTGAGCGCATCACAATTCCGCTTCACGAGCTTTCCGCGCTGCCCAAGGCGTCGCAACGGTTGCTGGACGACAGTGCATTTGATGTAGAAACATGGTTGGCGGAACGTATCGCTGCCAAGTTTGCGCGTGCAGAAGCGGCATCTTTCATAAGTGGTGATGGCGTCGACAAACCAACTGGATTTTTATCCTATGAAACGGTCGATGTCGGATCGGAAAGCTGGGGCCAAATTGGTCATGTTCGTTCTGGCGCAGACGGTGGCTTTGATCCGAGTAATCCGGGCGATGCTATCATCGATTTAGTCTATGCGCTGGGTGCCGAATACCGTGCAAACGCGACCTTTGTCATGAACTCAAAGACGGCAGGTGCGGTGCGGAAGTTGAAAGACGCTGAGGGTCGTTTCTTGTGGTCTGATGGCTTGGCGGCCGGTGAGCCCGCACGCTTGCTTGGTTATCCTGTTTTGATTGCTGAAGACATGCCGGATATTGCGTCTTGGGCTCCTGCCATCGCCTTTGGTGATTTTGCTGCCGGCTATACCGTAGCTGAGCGCCCCGATTTGCGCGTACTGCGGGATCCGTTTAGCGCCAAGCCACATGTCTTGTTTTACGCCACAAAGCGCGTCGGCGGAGATGTCAGCGACTTTGCAGCCATCAAGCTTTTGAAATTCGCCACGGCCTAACTGCCTGACGCGAATGGCCAGGGATGGATCGCAAGGTTCATCTCTGGTTCCGGGTGCGTGCTGGAGTGCGCCGTGTTGTCTAGCTGCTCCCCTCCGTCCGAGCAACGCGGACTGGCGCGTGCCCGGGCTAATAAGAGGCGAGGGGCAGATTTTTATGGAGATGTTCCATGATGTTGATCGAAAAAACCTCGGTGCCTGATGCGGCACTGCCGGTTGATGAATTCAAGGCGCATCTGCGTCTGGGCAGCGGGTTTGGTCAGGACAGCGTTCAAGACGCCGTTTTGGCCAGCTTTCTGCGGGCAGCCGTTACTGCGATTGAGGCGCGTACCGGTAAAGTAATGCTGGAGCGATCCTTTGCTCTTACAGTAAATCTCTGGCGTGATCTTGATGGTCAGACCCTGCCGGTGGCACCGGTGACCGCAGTTACTGGTCTGGAGGTCGTTGATCGTAACGGCGGGCGCATACAAGCTGATGGTGCCGCATATTGGTTGGAGCGAGACGCGCATATGCCGCGTCTTCGTGCCAATGGTGTTGCGCTGCCGACGATACCCAAAGCGGGCGCGGCTGAGGTGACGTTTGAGGCGGGGTTTGGCGCGGCTTGGGCGGATGTCCCGGCGGATTTGCGACAAGCAGCGATGTTGTTGGCCGCGCATTATTACGAGTATCGCGATGAGACGTCTTTGAGTGATGGTTGCATGCCTTTTGGGGTGTCCAGTCTGATTGAACGCTACAAAGTCATGCGGGTGTATGGCGGGAGGGCGAGATGAGCCTTCCGCGCCTGAACAGGCGCTTGACCCTTGAGAAACCGGTACGGGTGCCAGACGATGCTGGCGGCTATGTTGAGACATGGACCCCGGTCGGAGTGGTGTGGGCAGAGGTACGCGCACGGACAGGACGCGAAGTTGCTGCGTCCGGGACGGTGGTGTCACGGGTGCCTTATGCGATTGTGGTTCGCGGCGCGCCGGTGGGGCATCCGGGACGTCCGGCACCCGAACAACGGTTTCGCGATGGGCAGCGGTTGTTCCATATCCGCAGTGTCGCCGAGCATGACGCCAATGGCCGATACCTCATTTGCATCTCGGAAGAGGAGGTGGTGACATGAGCTACGCTGTTTCCGCAGCTTTGCAGGGCGCAGTTTTTACGGCGCTCATCAATGATTCTGGGGTGACCACAGCCGTGGGCGATGCGGTTTTCGATGCGATTCCAGTGGGTGCGTTGCCAAGCCTTTACGTCAGCCTTGGTCCCGAGACCGTCCGCGTTGCGGATGACAAGACCGGGTCCGGGGCCGTACATCTTTTTGTCATTTCTGTGGTGACTGAAACATCAGGCTTTAGTGCCGCAAAAACAGCAGCTGGGGCTGTATGCGATGTTTTGCACGATGCTGATCTGTCTTTGGATCGGGGCCGACTGGTGTCGCTACGGTTTGAACGAGCGCGTGCGGGCAAAATTGATAAGGGCGCACGCCGCAAGATTGACCTGATATTTCGCGCGCGGGTCGAAGACGAATAACTCATTCAATTCAAATGGAGAAAACCCATGGGTGCTCAGAATGGAAAAGACCTGCTGCTCAAGGTCGATATGACCTCGGACGGACAATTCGAGACGGTTGCGGGCCTGAGAGCCACGCGCGTCAGCTTTAACGCCGAGACGGTGGATGTCACCAGCCTGGAAAGCCAGGGCGGCTGGCGAGAACTGTTGGCAGGCGCTGGCGTTCGGTCCGCCAATATCTCGGGATCGGGTGTGTTCAAGGACGCAGGAACCGATGAACGGGCCCGGCAGTTGTTCTTTGACGGTGAAACTCCGGATTTTCAGGTTATTATCCCTGATTTCGGAATTGTCGAAGGCGCATTTCAAGTGTCTTCGCTGGAATACAGCGGCAGCCACAACGGCGAAGCCACCTATGAGCTAAGCCTCGCGTCGGCAGGTGCGCTCAACTTTACTGCGATCTGATCATGGCCAATCCTTGGAGGGGAGAGGTGACCTTGATCATCAACGGGGCGCCGCAGGTCATGCGGTTGACCCTTGGCGCACTGGCGACACTGGAGGCAGCTCTGAAAGAGCCGTCTTTGGTGTCGCTGGTGGAGCGATTTGAGCAGAGCCGTTTTGCCAGCGCCGATGTGCTTGCGGTTTTGCGCGCTGGCTTGGCTGGCGGCGGTTGTGAGCTGGATCCCGACGTTCTGGACCACGCAGATA